CTACAGCCCACGGATTGCCTCAAGTCAACATGGGATGCAAATTAAATTCCTAGGGTTTATGCGGGTTGTAGCCCGATTGTGAAATTAGTTTGAAATTAGTTGTTGACATCTCCATGGACGGCCCTATACTGGGCACCAAGGAAACGGGGGAACGGCTCCCCAGATTGATACCTAGTGCTGGCAGTGACCAAGGTTACTTATAGGCCAGCAACGAAGGAGACAGTCCCCGCTTCCCTCTCGCAATAGCGGTGATCTTAGGATCGACTATCTGGCTTACTAGCCTTGGCAATAGCAGATATGAAAACCATACTAAGTGAGAACGAGTAACCAAGTTTATCAGGTTATACCGTAGCCTAGAGGGGTTTGCCAGCTACATTGATAAACGGGGTTATTCACTAGGACACATTGCCTAACAGTGTGTCCCAGTGAGTAACTTAAGAGGTTAAGATTATGACAATTCATAAGCATTCTTACGCTGAGTTGAGTCATGTAGGTAGTAAATACCACAAAGATACAAACTATTGCAGCTTGATTGCAACGTGTGTCGCTACTGGCCAGCCATTTAGCAAGGTCTTCAGAGCTTACAAGGATGAAGGTCGCAGGGTTCGCAAGGGTACGCACAGGGTCACACAGACCGCAGTACTGAGTAAGTTTGGTAAAAAGCTAACTGTAGACACGGGTAAATCATATGCCTATGCAACACTGGCAGGCGTGGCGAATGATTGTCACACTTGGGGCGCTGGGGTTTATTGGATCTACGTCAAGGGCCATGTTGCAGCGGTTCGCGATGGCGTGCTAGAAGATTGGTCAGCTATCCGAAAGTATCGCGGCAGGGTGATCTATATATTTAAAATTGAAACTAACTAAGAGAGAATAATTATGAGTGAAGTAAAATTGTACACATTAGAGCTAACTGCTGATGAATTGTATATTATAAGAGCTGGCCTGGACTACTCCGAACGTAAAAACAAGGAAGAGATTTTAGATTATAGAAAATACCCAGAACGTGCGGAAAATGAAGATTTTAAGAAGTGGCACGTTGAGGAGATTGAAACCACTATGATCCTAATGGAATTAAGAGAGAAGCTATATAACGCATAGTAAGGTTATCAGTGGGCATTCTAGCGAGTGCCTACGCATAACTTGACTAGGAGGGTATAAAATGGAAGCGTTACATTATGTTATTTCAGCCGCTGTAGTTTACTTCGCATGGTCGGCATTATTAGATTATTTAATTATATAAGAGGTATTAAAATGAGCAGATCAATATTAATCGAAATGAAATCACACTACGGGAATGCTGTTATCTACCCAGCGTGTGACAATGCTAGGACATTTACAAAACTGGCAGGCACTAAAACACTTACCAAGCAAATGCTTGAGCTAATTGAGCAGCTAGGTTATACAATCGACACTTACATACCGGATTGGAGAACAGCATAATGCAAAAAGCACACTTACACTTAATTAAATGGGCGGTCAAACGCGGGTATTCTGTGGCTGTATATGGTGAGGGCGAGTTTGACGGCCTCCACAGTACCTACAAGGATATTAAAGATGCTGTTGAAGGTTGCGACATGGGCCAAATGAATCTGCTAATACCCAGCGTTAAACAGGAAGGCAAGTGGAAAAACCTAGGGAGCTTTGCTTACATGTTCGAATATGATCAGGAGCCAGAGGAAACCATCTATGATTATGGCGTTAATGAAATATCAGAAGCATGGTCAGCAGATTACGAATCAACTAGAGCGGAGGCGGCATAATGAACAGAGCTTACAAAAAGATGATCAAAAAGCAAAAGCAGGATGAATTATTGACCACGTTATTATGCACAGTGTTCCTAGCGGTAGTGGTTGCGGCGATATATGTAGTCGCTCATGAGTTTATATATTATAGATATTATTAGTCGCTTTATAGTGTCCATTGGCGTACAGTGGGCATTATTAAATCAACTAAATCAACTAAATCATAGAGGTTACAAAATGTCTACGAACTTAACTGTAAAACTGGAAGGCGCGGCCTTAGATTCTTACCTTACATCACGTTACAAAATAGAGGAGAAACCTCAAAGGGGTATTGGCATTATCGTTAAAACAGTAAATGAGTACGAGTTTATCAATGACTTCAAGAGCTATGGCCGTGAAGACTTTACGCACGCTGCACTGGTGGCACTTTACGAGTACCTAGAAGACTACTCAAGAGACACGGGCGAGCCTGTTGAACTGGACGTGATCGCGCTGTGCTGTGAGTATGCAGAGTATGGCACCTTAGAAGAAATACAGGACACCTATAGCTCTACCAAACTTGAGACCATAGAAGACCTGAGAGAACATACGCAGGTTATCGAATTCAAATACGGCATAATCATACAGGAGTTTTAAGATGAAAAGATTAAATGAGTTATATGACAGGGCTGACCAGTTTAATGAGCAAGGTAAAACATACAGCGTGATCCCTGACAGCATGGGTTACCCTGTGCTAACTAGGGGAGGCGCTTGGACTACCAGCACTTGGGAGACTGTCATTAATGTGGAGGGTTTAGCGTCTGCTGTGCCGTTTCATCAACTAACAGTCGTAGGGGAGGTGGCGTGATGACTAAGTTTTACGCGATACACTTAAATGAGAAGTTTAAATTTGGCGGCACAATGTGGGTCAAAAAGTCCAGCAGGACGGCCAGAGTTTTGGAACCTAACGGGGAGACTGGCCGCGTGTTTTACTTCAGTCTGAAGGAGGTAGTACAGTGGGACTTTGAGTGGTTTGATGAGTGGGCTGTTGAGAGTGGTCACTACAGCGCCCAATAGTGTTGAAGTTGGTAACTACAGTGACCATACCATAAACGATATTAAACAGGCATAAACATAGGATAAACAATCATGAAAGATATATATTTTTACACTAAATGGGGCCTAATAGGTTTTGCAATCGGCTATCCAATCGGATATGCTATAGGTACTTACTTACTATAACTGGAGAATTGCTATGAGTAACTGGAGAGAGCTACACGGTGACGAGGATATGCTGGATGATGCTAATGATTATCCACCGATGGAGCAGTGGGAGATTGACGAGGCACTAGCGGACATTAAAGCGGACTTACAACGGCTTGAGGAGCAGGACTAATGAGATCGAGAACATACATAAACCGTAGCACCTGTGAGCGTATGATTCACGGTGCGACATATAGTCTAGCGGAAATAGCATTGATCACAGACATGGCTAAGACCACGCTACACAATCGCTTTGGTTTTGCTGAGTCATTCAGTGACCATGAGATTAGAAGTCCCGACAGGGGCTTTATATGGCCCCTAATGGAGACTGCTGGAGCTAAGCTGTCAGCGGATTGGTTGAACAGGAGATTAGTTTAATGACACTAGGAGAGAAAAAGATGAACGGAAAGTGGACAAGTGAGAACTTTAAGGCGCACCATAAGGCTAATCCGGCTGTTTACGAGTTGTTTTGCAGGTTTGCTCTACAGGTAGCAGTTAGGCGTAAGCATTATTCAGCCAAAAACATATTCCATCGTATTCGGTGGGAGACAATGATTCAGGAGAATGAAAGTGTGTTTAAGATAGATGACGGATGGATCAGTCACTATGCAAGAAAGTTTGCTGCGGATTATCCTAAGCATAATAATTTGTTTTCCTTCAGGTCTAGGAAAGAAAGCTATCATGAGGGTGGGCTATTATGATATTATTTGAACGCACGCTATCAATAGAGTATCGCTTAGGCGTGGGGATAGACCTAGAGTTTGCAGACAGTCGCGCTGTGTGGACGTATGACCCATCAACAGGACAGTCAGGGGCAATGCTCTTCATGGGTACACTAATCAGCTTACCGCTGTGCTTAATTAGCTACGGTAGGATATACGAGGAGATAGAAATAGATGAGTAAGATTAAAGAGAACTTGTTAGGATATGAGTACGATCAGAATGACTGGATCGAACCCGCAGCCCACGTCATGGTTGACGAACTGGTCGAGTATCAGGTATACTGTATGTCTTTATCTGAGCTGACACAGAGAGTAGCCAGACAGGTAAGAGATGAGTATTATGCCAACCCATATATGCACATGGCCAACAAACATAACGAGGTATTTAGAGATGAGTAGATGCAGAGCATGTGACGTAATCTTAGGTGAGTACGAGTTGAAGCGGAGGGACAAACAAACTGGCCTCCATGCTGATCTCTGTAACACCTGTTACTCACACTCCAACGATGCAATTAACGAAGTAGAAATAATCACAGCACTTAGTCAACATTTAAGTGAAAAAGAACTTGACACCTTTTTGACTAATGATTATAATACTTAGGTAAGCAAAGGGAATGTTTAATAATAATCTTTAAAGTTTAATCAATCGCTACTTAAGTAGTAGCAAATAACCTAGAAGGAAGTAATCATGGCAGTAGTAGAAGGTACAATAGCGTTTGAAAACCTAGACACCCACGAGATGTATCAGGGTCAATCCACTGGCAAGTATTCAGTTGTCATTAGCGTAGATGACGCAACAGCAGAGAAGTTAGAGTCAGCAGGCATTAAGCTCCGCGAGTACGAAGGTACAAAGCAACGTAAGTTTAGTACCAAGTACGATGTCCCAGTAATGGACGCAGAAGGTTCTCCGTTTGCTGGTCGCATTGGTAGAGGTAGTAAGGTCAGGCTGTTATGGGCAGAGGGTCAGCCTCATCCTGTCCACGGTACAGGTACATACCTCAACAAGATCAAGGTCTTGGAAGTAGCAGAGCAAGAAGCTGGCGAGGACTTCTAATGGAATCGGAGTCCACTTTTGTCCAACATGAGTCATGCCCTTCGTGTGACTCTAAGGATAACTTGGCTAGGTACTCCGATGGACACGCCGTCTGTTTCTCAGGCGGCTGTTCACATTACGAGCGGGGCGATGGCACAGTTACCAGAATCCACACCAGACCAGCGAGGAAATTAGAGATGACAGGCGTAATAGCAGCGATCTCCGACAGGCGTATCAATCAAGAGACAGCTAAACGATACGGTGTCACAGTAGAGTACGGGCCTGACGGCACTATCTCTAAGCACCACTACCCTTACTTCGATAAGGACACAGGCGATGCAATAGGCACTAAGGTACGCATCGTAGAGAACAAGTCATTCTATGCAACAGGAGAGTTTAATAATGCGGGTCTCTTCGGCCAACAGGCGTTCAAGTCAGGCGGCAAATACATCACGGTTACAGAAGGCGAGGCAGACGCACTTGCTGTCAACGAAATGTTCGATGGAAAGTGGCCAGCAGTCAGCATCAGATCAGGCGCAGCCGGTGCAGCCAAAGACATCAAAGCAAACCTAGAGTGGCTAGAGACCTTCGACAATGTGGTCATCTGTTTCGACAATGACAAGGCAGGAACGGAAGCAGCCAAGGCAGTGCTTAATCTATTCACCCCCAACAAAGCTAAGAACGTCACGCTACCTATGAAGGACGCAGGCGAGATGCTTAAGTCTCGTAAGGTTGCAGAGTTTGTCAAGGAGTGGTGGAATGCCAAGGCATTTAGACCTGACGGTATTGTCTCAGGCCTAGACACATGGGATTTACTTCAAGAGCAGAAGGATGTCAAGTCCATACCCTATCCTTGGGACTGCTTGAATGCCTTTACCTATGGCTTTAGACGTAAGGAATTAGTTACCATCACATCAGGGTCAGGCATGGGTAAGAGTCAGATCATGCGGGAGCTTGAGCATTACTTGTTGAAGAACACGGAAGATAACATTGGTATCCTAGCACTGGAAGAAGACATACCTAAGACTACGTTAGGTATCATGTCCATTGAAGCCAACAAGCTACTGCACATACCAGAGGTACGCGCCAAGGTTACACCAGAGGCAGAGCGTGGTTACTGGGAGCAGACGTTTGGCTTAGGTCGTTTACAGTTACTGGATCACTTCGGTAGTACCAGTGAGGACGATCTGTTAGGACGCATACGCTACATGGCCAAGGGTCTTGACTGCAAGTGGATCATCTTGGATCACCTCAGTATTGTAGTCAGTGATCAGTCCAATGGTGACGAGCGTAAGGCTATCGACAGTATCATGACTAACCTTCGCAAGATTGTACAAGAGACAGGCGTTGGGTTGTTCTTAGTGTCACACCTCCGCAGACCATCAGGTCAGAAGGCGCACGAGGATGGCGGTAAGATTAGCTTAGGTGAGTTACGAGGTAGTGCCGCTATCGCACAGCTCAGTGACATGGTGATTGGATTAGAGCGTGACCAGCAACATGCTGACGCTACTATCCGTAACACTACTACTGTCCGTGTCCTGAAGAACAGGTTTGCGGGGTTGACAGGGCCAGCTTGTTACTTGTACTATGATAATGAATCAGGCCGTATGATTGAGACAGCCTGTCCAGCATCGGATGACAAAGCGGAGTTTTAAATGCGAGAGATAGTATTTGACATTGAGACCAACGGTTTAAACCCTAGCAAAGTATGGTTAGTATGGGTTTACGAGAGAGATACAGATAAGTATGTATTGTTCTCAGCCGATACAGTCTCTGCCTTTAGCCAGTACATTAAAGATATGGGAGAGTGCAGAGTAATTGGACATAACATTATTGACTTTGACATACCTGTCTGCGAAAGGTTGTTAGCTACTGACTTTAGTAAGTGCATTGTGTCAGATACATTAGTTATGTCACGCCTTGCTGATCCTTCACGGGACGGTGGGCATTCACTAGGAAGCTGGGGTGAGAGATTAGGATTCCCCAAAGGAGAGCATGATGATTGGGATAACTTTACGCAAGACATGGTGGAGTATGGTAAGCAAGATGTTAGAGTTAATGAACTGGTGTACAAGAGATTACTTTCTGAGCTTAGTGGTTTTGGAAGTGAGAGTATTGACCTTGAGCATCGAGTGCAAGCAGTTATATCACAGCAAATTAAAAGAGGCTGGACTTTAGATCAAGAGAAATCTTTTGTCTTACTTGCTGAACTTAAAGAAAAGAAGTATGACCTAGAGGATGAGGTACACGAAGTCTTTAAACCTTTACCTACTTTTGTAAAACAAGTATGCCCTAAGATTAAGAAGGACGGAGCCATGTCAGTTGTGGGTCTGAAGTTCTTAGGTGACAGTTGGGAAGTGGTCGGTGGTGAATTTAGTCGCATTGATTTCCCAGCGTTTAACTTAGGATCACGACAGCAGATAGGAAGATACCTACAATACTTTGGCTGGAAGCCTAAGCAATTTACTGAGACAGGACAGGCCATCGTTGATGAGGCAGTGCTGCGGGAAGTGAAGGGCATACCACAAGCGTCTTTGATTGGTGAGTACCTGATGATACAGAAGCGTATCGCACAGGTGCAGAGCTGGTTAGATGCAGTCACGGACGAAGGTAGAGTACATGGGTACGTTAATCCTAATGGTGCTGTGACGGGCCGCATGACACATTCTAGTCCAAACATGGGGCAGGTGCCAGCAGTCTACTCACCCTACGGCAAACAGTGTCGTGATGTGTGGACAGTACCGGAAGGTTACAAGCTGGTAGGTATGGATGCCAGTGGTCTTGAGCTACGAATGCTTGCACACTACATGAATGACGAGGACTACACAAATGAAATACTCAACGGAGATATACACACGGCAAACCAGTTGGCTGCGGGCCTTGACACTAGAGATCAAGCAAAGACTTTCATCTACGCTTTTCTTTATGGCGCAGGAGACGCCAAGATCGGAAGCATCGTTGGAGGATCTGCAAAGGATGGCAAGAGACTTAAAGAAAAGTTCCTTGCAAATACGCCTGCTCTTGGAGACCTACGAGAACGAGTTGGACTGGCGGCTGGAAGAGGCTATGTTCTTGGCTTGGATAGGAGAAGGGTCGCCATACGATCAAGCCACGCGGCACTGAACAGCCTGTTACAGTCGGCTGGTGCTATTATAATGAAGAAAGCCTTGTGTTTGTTGCATGAGTATGCTACACTATGGGGTATAGACTTTCACATAATAGGGAACATACATGATGAGATCCAGACAGAGGTACGAGAAGAGAAAGCAGAGGTTTTCGGAAGGCTGGCAACAAGCTGTGTTGAAGCTGCCGGAACCTATTACAAACTCAACTGCCCTCTCGCCGGAGAGTACAAAGTCGGCAACACATGGGCAGACACCCACTAAGGGTAAGTACTACAAGGACAACAAGGAAGCAGTACAGGCAAGGGATGCTAAAAGGATGTGGGTTAACGGTGTTGAGGTTAAGAAGATACACCCACTGTACAAAGCAGGCAGATACAAAGGTTTTGAAGATGCAGCCTTTAGTTCCTTAGCGAACTACAAGACTAGCCCACAGGGTCAGGTGTATATAATCACGAACCCTGCATGGGAAGGTTGGGTTAAGGTAGGTATGGCTGTTGACGCAGATGATAGGCTAGGCGGTTATCAAACTTCAAGCCCTTACAGAGACTACACGTTAGCTTATACAGTAGACACACCAGATCGTAGAGCAACTGAAGCTGAAACACACAACAGACTGGCTGATATTTTTGAGCAGCGCAATGAGTGGTTCAAGTGTGACGTAGAGATAGCTAAACGATGGTTAGATGCAGTCATAGGAGAGTACGATGAAAACTGTTGAAACTTTAGTAGCAGACATCTATGCTATGATGGAAAGCAAGGACGCTGACCCATCTGTAGATGTAGAGGCAGAGATAGAACGCTTTGGTGATGGAGTTAAAGCACTAATGCGTAAGGAGTTTGGAGCGGAGAAGCGAGAGGATAATAGACTGCTACGTTTGTCTAACATTGGCCGCACTGACCGCTACCTTTGGAACCATTACAATGGTACTGATAAGGAAGAGCTAGAGCCAAACACCTATGTCAAGTTTATGTATGGTCACTTGATTGAAGAGATGTTAATCTTCTTGACTCGCATGGCTGGACACACTGTTACGGATGAACAGAAGGTGTGTAAAGTAAATGGAATCGTAGGTCACATGGATTGTTCTATTGATGGGATAGTTACAGACGTTAAGTCAGCCAGCGCCTTTGGCTTTAAGAAGTTTAAGGATGGTAGTTTAGTACATGACGATCCCTTTGGTTACATAGATCAGATCAAAGCCTATGGTCACGCCTGCGGGCAGACTAAGGTTGGTTGGTTGGCCATGGACAAAGCAAACGGACACATTACTTACCTTAAGTATGACCTTAAAGAAACAGATAACACTAAACTTAAAGAGCCTATCACTGATAGGGTTGACAAGATCAAGGCAATGGTCTTAGGGCCAGAACCTACAGCTTATTGTTACGAACCTGTGCCTGATGGCAAGTCAGGTAACATGAAGCTGGCCATTGGTTGTTCTTACTGTCAGTTTAAAGCACACTGTTACCCAGACCTAAGAGTATTTAGCTATGCTTACGGGCCTAAGTATCTGTGCAAGGTAGTCAACGAGCCACGAGTACGGGAGTTTGTGTTAGATGAAACAGGGTTTTAGGTCAGGGCTAGAGAAGGACTTATCAGAGAAGCTAGATGGGCAGTACAAGTTTGAACCTTATGGTCTGCCCTACACTACACACAGACAATACATACCGGACTTCGTACACGAAGACAAGGCAGTACTGATAGAGTGTAAAGGATTCTTTAGAGTAGGTGACACACAGAAGTACAAGGCTATTAGAGACTCAATGCCTGAGTGGGAGATCATCTTTGTCCTATCAAAGACTAGCAAGAAGGTACGCAAAGGTGGTAAGATAACGATGGGCGAGTGGTGTGAGAAGGAAGGCTTCAAGCACTACACTATTGAGACATCAAAGGAAATGACCAAGTACATCAAAGGGAAGAAAGTCTAATGGCTACAACACTCGATGAACTAAAAGAACAGATGGAGAAGTGGCTTGATGAGGATCTGATCTGTGAGCTACTAAGCATTACAACAACAGACTTGATTGATGCCTTTGAAGATAGAATAATTAAAGACTTTGACAGAATACTAGAGGATTTTAACGATGAGTATTAATGACGCAACACGGTTTGATTGGGATCGCTTACGCGAAGCACATCCTCCGCTTGAGATAGAGAAGACAGGCTTAGAGCCATGGGCTACTATGGCAGAGGAAGAAGCGGCACACAGTAGTTGGGACAATGCAGCAGAAGAAGATGTAGTCAATAACCCAGAGCATTACAACACTGGAACCATTGAGTGTATCGAAGCTATTGAAGAGTCTATGTCCAGTGTAGCGTACAAGGGCTACCTCAAGGGCAACGCCATGAAGTACCTCTGGCGCTATGACTACAAGGGTAAGCAGGTAGAAGACCTACAGAAGTGTCAGTGGTACTTAGGCCGTCTAACACAAGTAGTAATATTTGAAAACGAAGGAGAATAAGATGGATCAGTACCAACAGTTTATACACAAGAGCCGCTACGCACGATGGATACCCGAAGAAAGCAGACGAGAAGAGTGGCATGAGACAGTAAACAGGTATGTAAACTTTTGGAAAGATCGTGGACAGATAGACGAGAAGACAGCCCTAAAGTTATTTAATGCAATACACAACCTAGAAGTCATGCCTAGCATGCGTTGTATGATGACAGTAGGTGTAGCACTAGACAAGGATAACGTAGCAGGGTATAACTGTAGCTACTTACACA